CCGTAGGTTTCGTTGAACTTGAACGTCGAGGCCATCATCTCTCCTTGGATAGATCTCTCATGACTATGGCAACCTGAGAGGCTTGAACGTGACGAAGGCGACGAAGACGCCGCCGTACTCACCATGTGCGTAGGAGACACGCTGCGAGCGTGCGCAATCGTAGCTCGTGCTCCCGTAGACGAGCGTCTGCGGTCCGGCTGCGATCCTCGCGTTGAGCGCCTGCACCTTGCTGTCGAGGTCGGACGCACTTGAGCCTTCGATACGCAGCGGTACGGTCATCGTCACGTAGTGTGCCTCGGTGGCGTTGATCTGCATCACGCTACCATCGAGTCCACGGATCTCATCGTATGACAGCTCCTCTGCTCCGGGGTCGAAGCCCGGCAGCAGGAAGTAGTTCACGCCGTCGTTCAGATTCATGCCGCCGTACGTAAGCGTGGTGCGTGCCATCACCGCCTCCGTGCCCGGCGTTGCTGCGCGATGCGACTCTCGCGTCCGACAGCCGGAGCGATCATCCTTCCCACGGTCTCGGCGCTGCCGACGATAGTCGTCCCGCCGGGCATGTGGATGTGGTAGTGCTCTTCGACGACCGTCGGATACGAGTCTCGCGGTGCGCGTGTCGACCCGAAGNNCACCGGCAAAGGCCATGTTGCCCAGACCGAGGTCGCGGATGTTGACGAGACCGGCGACGGCGGCACTCACTTGCCCGCGGCTACCGGCGATACCCTCGGCGAGGCCCTGCCCGATAGCGACGCCGAGACCGGCGAAGACGCGCGACGGGCTGCCGATGCCAAGCACCTTCTTAGCGGTGCTGGAGAGACTGTCGACGAGACTGGAGAGCTTGTCGGTGACCCAGTGCCACGATGCCGTGATGCCATCTAGCAGTCCGCGCACGATGTCCTCGCCGGCCGAATAGAGCAGGCGACCGAGATTGCCGAGGGCGCTCTTTATCTTGCCGGGCAGACTGCGGATGAGGTCAAGGACCTTGCCGATGCCGTCCGACACGGCATCATTGATGCCGTTCCAAGCCGAGCTGACGAGGCTCTTGAGACCGTTCCAGACTGAGGACCAGACGCTCTTGATGCTGTCGAGCACCCGCGAGATGGTCTCCTTGACCGCATCGATGCTGTTACGGACGACGCTCTTGATGCCGTCCCATATCGCCGACGCGGCCTCCTTGATTGCGTTCCACGCCGTGCCCCAGTCGCCATGGATGAGGGCCATGACGGCCTTAATGATGCTCTGCACGACGGTAATCGCCGTCTGCACGATCGTCTTGATGTTGCCCCAGACGGCCGTGACAAGAGGGCCGAAGAGCGCCCAGACCGCGTCCCACACCGCCTTTGCCGCGGCCATGCCTGTGGAGATGGTCTCGCGGATGGCATCGACGGCGGCTAAGACCACGTCCTTGATGGCCGCCCAGACGGTCGTTGCCGTGTCCTTGATGGCTCCCCAGACCGCGTTCACGATGTCCCTGAACGTCTCGGTCTTCTTATAGGCGATGACGAGGCCGGCGGCAAGGGCAGCGATCCCGGCGATGACGAGACCGATCGGATTGGTGAGCAAGGCCAGCACTGGACCCAGCGTGGTCATGGCGCTGATCACCGGGGCAAGGACGGCCAGCAGTCCGCCAATGGCCGTGCCGATCACGATGACTGTCTTGACCGACCCGGGCAGGCTGTCGAACTTCTTGATGAGATCGGTCAGAAAGCCGACCAGCTTCGAGATGGTCGGCATGAGGGCACTCATGAGGCTTTCCGACATGTCCTCGAACGAACGCTTGGCCTTCTCGATCTGCCCGGGAAGTGAGTCACCAGCCGCCTTGGCCGCGCCGCCGAACTCTTCGTTGAGCTCCTTCAGGATGATCTTCTGGGCGCCCATCGTGTCGCCGGACTCGACCATGGCGGCGATCTGCTTCTTCTGCGCCTCCGTGAACTGGACACCGACACGGGACAGGGAGCCGACCCCCTTGATGGGGTCGTTCAGCGCCTTGCCTAGCTGTATCGCTGCCGATGAGGCATCGGTGCCCATCTTCGCGGCCATGTTGGCGGCTGCCTTCGTCGCCTGGTCGAAGATCTTGTCCGCACCGACGTTCTTGATATTCTTGAAGGTGAGGAGCAGCGCCTCGGTTTGCATGATCGAGTCGTCAGTCTGACCACTGTAGTTCTGGATTGAACTTGCAAGGTTCGTGAGATGACCGACCGTGACGCCGGCCGCGCCGCCCGTCGACTTGATACCGGCGGCAAGCTGGGCCTGTGCAGCGGAGGCCTCCATGCATTCGTCCTTGCCCGTCTTCACGACCATTCTGAGACCGGCAAGGGCAGCAGTACCGGCTGCCGCTAAGGCCATGCCGGCCTTCTTGCCGATGCCGGAGGACTTCGTGGCCAGCTCGTTGCCAGTGCTGTCGAACTTCGCTCCGACATCGCTCATGCCACGGTCGAAGGCGCCGCTGTCCAGCCCCATCGTGGCGACAAGCTCAGCTACCGTCAGCATGGCTTCTTACCTCGCTTGGGGAAGCTTGCGAAGAAGGCCGGCGCGTCCTTGGCGGTCAGCGGCCGCTTGCGCTGCCCCTCGGTGCCCTCAGAGACGATGCGGAAGACGCTCTCGGCTGAGAGACCGTCTACCAGTGCCGTGAACCTTCGCCAGCTCATGTCGTCGAGCGCCTCACTCAGGTCGATCCGGTACTCGCGCTGGAAGTCGGCTTCGAGCGCTTGCCAGTGCCGGATGACTTCGTCTGCCCCGCTACGGGGCGCTGAGCTTCCCCCGAGGACTCTCCGGCGTTCGCGTAGGCCTTCATCACGGCCTGCAGAAGCTCGGCCATCTCATCGACTGTCATGCCGCCCTCAAGCCATGCCTCGAGGACGCCGGCGGGCACCATCTCGGAGAGACAGGCAAGCGTCTCGGCAGCCGAGACTTCAGTATCGCCGCCGGCTTCAGCCTGCATGCGCAGGAGACGCAGGACAGGCTTCGCCGGCAGGGCCGGATAGAGCTCCCAGTCGCGGGCCAGATAGCGGACGACGACGGGCTCGCGTTGTGACTCGGCAAGCGCGGCGTCGAAGTCGATGTAGCGCTTACTCATGCTCAGGTCCTCGTGATCTGACCGTACACCGACAGCTCGGCTTCCCAAGCGGCTTTCTCGCCGCCGCCGAAGGCGGTCACGTTGGGCCATGCCTCGAAGGTGAGGACTTCGGCACCGCTGGCGGCCGGACTCTCGATCTGGAACTCAAGCAGAGCATCCAGCCCGACCTCATCCTGCACCGCTTCGAGGGCGGCCTGTCCGGCGTCGCGCGTGCCGTCGTCGGCGTTCTCGATCCGTGCACCCTTGAGAGTCACCGTGTAGGAATGGCCGATAGGGACGGGCTTGGCAAAGCCGCCGTCGTTTGCGTCCGCGAAGTCCACATCCGCCACGTCGGTCTTGATGGAGATGCCGTCCTCGTCGAGACCGCCGATGGGAGTCCAGGTCGGACTGCCTGAAGTCCCCGTGTTCACCGAGATCGTGAAGTCCCGGCTCAGTACCTTGTCGTCACTTGTCGCTGGCATGACTTACTCCTTAGTCTCGGTTTGCTGTCTTGTTCCGCACATGGAGTGCGAAGTTGAGGCTGAAGCGGTAACGGTTGCGCTCGTCGCGGCCAAGGGTGAACGGTGCCGTCTGTGACGAAGAGCACACGCACAAGCGCATCTCGTCGGTGCCGCCCTCGTCCAAGGTGACGTAGCGGAGTCCCTGCATGGCGTCATAGATGGCCTGCGCCCTCGCTGCCGGCGTCTCAACATCGTCGGGAGCGCCACGCACCATGATCTGCACGGTCGGTTCATCCCAGCCATAGGTCGCCGCCGGTCCCAGCGGATTGCCGCCGGTGGAGAGAATCATGACGGCCTCATCCGGGCTGTCCGGGAGATGCTCGAGGAAGATGTCGCCGCCGGGAAGCTCAGCGTCGTAATCGCCGAGACCCAGACTCTCCATCTGCTTGGCGAGTGCCCGCGTGATCATAGCTTCGCCTTCATCTGTGAGCCGACCCAGTCCATGATACGCCGCCCGTCNNNCTCGTGCTGCCGCGCCGCATAGGCTGCAGCCGCGCCGCCGTAACCGACGGTCGCCGTGAGATGCCGAGGCGTCGCTTCCTCGACGTCGCCGGAATCAGCGAGGATGCCCTTGCGATAGGGCGCCGTCACGTTGGCGACTCTCAGCAACTCTTTAGCGCCGTCGTTCAGCGCCTCGGCGGCTGCCTTGTGGACCTTCTCCATGACCTCACGCCTGTGGTCGCCTACCATGCGGATGCCACCTGAGCCTGTCATCGCTCGTACCTGCCCAACGTGGCGCGCAAGCCCTCGGTGCGCAGCAGACCGTCAAGAGCCTCGACGCTGAGGACGCGGTACCTGCGTCCGCCCACCGTCACGCGGTCGCCTGTGGCGATGGACACATCACCACGGAGATAGAGGGTCGCCTCGGCGGCCTGCACCTCGTCAGCCGTCAGACGCACGAGACGATGTGTCCGCTCGACACGCGCCGGACAGGTGACGGCAGGCTCATAGACAGGACCGACGGAACTCTCGCCGCCATACGGCTCGATGCTCACGGTCTCTCTCAGCAGGGCGGTCGGGATCACAGCAGCAGCGCCTTCTTGAGGATGCGTCGCGCCTGCGGCGCGAGCACCGGAGAGCGTACGGTCGAGATTCCTCCGACCCCCCCCACCTGAATCGGCGTCCCTGCAAGTCCGTCGATGTCGTGCTCCTCGCCCGTCTCGACCCAGAACCTCACCTGTGCGCAGGAAGCGTCGCGGAGCGCCGCCGCGTCGAGAGGGTCGGTCGGCAGACCGGTGTCGGAATCGACGACGAACGAGGCCGTCACGGTGGCGTCGAGCAGCTCTGACGCCCGTACTAGCAGGCGCTCGATTCCCTGCTGGACGGGTAGTCCGGCCCACTCGGTGTAGTCAGTC